CTCTACGACAAGCTCCGCGCTCTCTGGCAGCAGGCTCAAGACACCGAAGCCGGCGACATCAACACGCTCATGGACATCGCACGACGCTGGGAAGCGTTGCTCAAGGAGACCTCTGAGGAGCGTGGCGAAGACGACTGCGAAGATGGTCAGCCCGGCGATGGCAGCGGCAGCGGCAGCGGCGAAGGCGGCGAAGGCGATGGCGATGGCAGCAGCTCGGGTCTCGGCAGCGAAGACTTTGAGAAGATGATGGAGGCACTCGAGGAGGCTGCTGAAGCTACCGCGGTCTCTGTCAATGACGAACTCGCCGATCAGCAAGAACAACAGGAATGGCGCGATGAAGCCAAGTCTCGTGCAGGCGCCGCTCGAGAGGCCAAGGAAGCCGCTGACACTGCGTCTGAAGTATTCGGCAAAGGCACTGGTCCGGTCGCTAGCACGACTACTGGAAGCAGGCTGGTCGAAGAGCGTATGCCCACAGGTCCCGAGCGCTCGGCCGCTGTCAAGGTCGCGCAGATGCTCGACAAGGCGAAGTACCGCGATCGTGACGAGAAGGAGATCCACTCGATCTTGCCTCCTGGTCGCTTGCGCACTCGAGTGATGGTGCAGGGCGCCGCACTCAAGAGCAAGGGTGTCATGACGCAGGTCGAGCCGTGGCGCCGCACCGTCCGCAAGCACGTCGACGACCCGACCCTCTCGGTCGGCATGATGGTCGACATCAGCGGCTCGATGAGCGACGCGATGCAGCCGATGGCCATCTCAGCGTGGGTCATGTCTGAGGCAGTCCGCCGAGTGCAGGGCCGAGCCGCGATGGTCTACTACGGTCAGGGCGTCTTCCCGACTCTCAAGCCCGGTCAGCACCTCGACAAGGTCCGCGTGTACAGCGCGCCTGATGGCACAGAGCGGTTCGACACAGCGTTCAAAGCTCTCGATGGTGGTGTGCGGTTGCTCAGCGGCAGCGGAGCACGACTCCTAGTTGTCGCAAGCGATGGCTGCTACACATCCTCCGAGACCCGGGCCGCACGCAAGTGGGTGCAGGCGTGTGATCGCGCTGGCGTCGGAGTTCTGTGGCTGACCTTCGGTGGCCACCAAGCGTACGAAGCCAACGCCATCTGCCAAGGCACCAAGGCGCAGGTCGTGACGTGCGGCGGAGACGTCGTCAGCGCGGCTCAGATGATCGGCGCGGCGGCGGCCAAGGCGTTGACCGCGGTAGGCGGAGCAGGAAAGTAAAGATCGTGGTGCGGGCTTGATACCAGTCCCATGTCCGTCAGGCCCGCACCATTGCAATCAACTATGACCGACAGGAGGTCGTAATGGAGAATGACAACATAACGGAGCCATCAGTCTCAGTCGAGATGTCGGCGTACGAACTCGATGTAGTGGTGACGGCCTGCATGAACAGGCTGCAACACTTGACGGTCTTACAAATGGGCAAGCCCACTCATCCAAGTGTCGGCGCACAGCTCGCTTGCTTGGACACGATAATTGAACGGATCAGCAGGCTGCAAGACACCCTTGAAGCGCGCGAAGCGTTGCCCAACGTCCTAGCCGGGATAGAGCAGATGCTACGAGAGTCCTATGAGTGAAGCTTCAGGCCCGGCCCGGATGGATGAAGAATTGTTGACGGGTCAGGCCAGGGCAGGGTCTGAAACTGTTGACGGGTCAGCCTACGCGACTGTGTGCCCACGCTGTGAGTCGTCGTTCATCCCGACAAACGAGAACCCGGGAGCGTACCCAGGCGCGTTGTCACGCACTGATGACAAGACTGAGATCTGCTCAGAATGTGGAACTGAAGAAGCGTCACCTTGGCGAAAATTTGAAACGCAAGACGAATGGCCGATCTTCCGCGAAACGAAGACACACGTGAGTGTGATCCCGGGAGGGACTTGGGTTCCGCTTCCCCCGCATGTGGATGCTGGTCTGTAGCAGAACCAGAGTCTTGAAACTAAAGTTGTTATAATGGATCATACAACCTACAAAGAGGGGGAACACATGAAGAAAGTCATGGTCATCGTGGATCAGCCGAATGGCCGATTCATCGGGGTCTACAAGAATCCGCGAGGCGGTCAGACGAAGATCGTCGGCCCGACGTTCGATGGATTCAAGACTGCCGCAGAGGCGCGCAGGGTTGCGCGTGATCTCGGGTTTGAGCCTGTCGCCTGCGAATGGTGACTCGGGTTCATTAGGCGTCTAGGTCCGGGCGGGAGGGCCCGGGCCTGGCGTTGAAACTAAAGTTAGTATAATGGAATCATGACAACAACGACGAAGGGGACAACAATGAATCTACAAGGACGAGTTGCGAAGTGCCAATGCGGTCGTACCGAGCCGTCGAGCGAGAAGCTGGCGTTCTTCGACTACCGCGGAGAGGGATCACAAGTCGCTCGAGAGCGATGCGGGACCTGCGCGTACCACGAGATCGCTCACACGCGAGCGAAGAATGATCCGACTGCGACGCACCTGCGTCACATCGCCGGGCACGACTTCCACGCGATCGGCGCTCTCGAGTACGACATCTTCTACTGCGGTTGCAGAGGGTGGGACTGAATGAAGGTCTCACACGCAGACTTCAGCGCGCTTGTCGCGGCGCTGAGCGACATCGACACTCCAGAACTCCGCAGCCTGTATCGCATCGAGTTGGCGTGCGGGCGGGTGAAGGCCAAGGACCCGGAGAAGTTCTTCCGCTGGTACCTCTTCAATCGCGCGAGTGATCGCGGCTTCAAGTTCTCGACCCGGTACCGGGACGCTTGGATCGACACTGCCCTGCGCAACGCGGTCGACCCGGTGATGGATGAGGCCGGCTGAAACTAAAGTTGTTATAATAGATTACAGCCACAACGAAGGGACAAAAGACATGGCAACAAAGCAAGAACTGGAACTGAAGATCCTCGACTTGGAGAACGACGTCCGTCAACTCTCTCAAGTCCTCACCGAAGTGTACGTCTTGGCAAAGAGCGTCGACTTCAGCGAGTCATCTCCGATGGAGACCTGCCCGGCCTACCTGCTGGGTCGCATTGGATCATGCGCTCGCATGGCGTTCATGCGCTGCTTCACATTCGTCGGAGAGAGCTGGATCGAGAAGCTCGATCGAGCAGTCGAAGCAAAGGATGCGGCATGAGCTTCATCGTCGACATCTACACGCGCAAGCGCGACATCGACACGTGGGACGTCTTTGCGAGGTACGCCCAAGATGATCCGATTCAACTCGGCATCATCACATTCAATGACAAGGGCTTCAACAAGCCGGACCCGTGGGTCCCGCGCGGACTCTACGATTCTCATCCGATGACGTGGTGCTCGACCAAGCGCGACGCGGTGCAGATGCTCTCGGCCAAGGTGCTTGAACACTTTGACTCGGCGTTGTGCCGCTACGGCAAACACACTTGGTCGTGGGTGAAAGTGCAATAACTTGCCTGCGGTCTGCGACGCGTGCGGCTTGCCGCAAGAGCCCACGATGTCTGGTGACAAGTACCTAGACAATGGGATCACGCTTCCGTTCAGAGCGTGCGGGCACTACAACGGCTTCACCGACAACGAGCCGTGGGAGGAGATCGAAGATGATGAGGTGTGGTCGCTATGCCATGACTGCGTCCTTCTATTCTTGCGGACATTCCCTCGCCTTGCGGCTAAACTGCCGCCAGGCCTGCATCCGTGTGCTGATGAAGTGCCGTGCTGTGAGTACGCGTGGAAGGCTCATCCCAGTGAGTCAGGCGTGCTGGTAGGTCGAAAAGATAAGACGGGTCGCCTTGTGTGGTCTGCTGAGTGATGAAACTAAAGTTAGTATAATGGATTACGAAAGGAGAACAACATAATGCTTTACTACTTCGCCAAAGACGGATCGTACGGTGATGCTGAAGACATCATCATCACAGACGTACCGGGCTTCACCGAAGACGAGTGGGACATCGTCGCGCAAACGCCCGACATGGAGAGGCATAACGTCGTCGCGCAGCTTCTGCGCAAGACTTCAGGCCAGGACACACTTCCATTCGTTGACGGGTCAGACTCTTAGTGGGTCTGTTCTCGGCCTACGTCGCTTACCGGATCGGCAAAAATGCCGGCCGAAAGCGGCTCAGGGAAGAGATCGCTCGTGAAGAGAAAAGACTTTCCGAAGTCTGCAAACACTGCGGCTTCGAAAGACGATTCCACGCGAACGACTGGATCAAGTCGTGCCCTTGAAACTAAAGTTGTTATAATAGACTATACCAACGAAAGGACAATTCATGAAATACAAGTCAATCATCAATCCTGATTATCCGTTTCAAGTCACTGTTTCCGGTTTTGAGTTCAACTCGATTCCGGCGGTCTTGATCGAGAGCGATTCGTATCAAGCACTTCTTGATCTTTTGAATCCTGAACAACGAGAGACTCTGTACAACCTGGCGACTAGCAACAAGTTCGTCGGCTTCAGTGTGCGAGTGAACAACGCGTCATGACCACCTACAACCACATGCTTGAAGTCATTCAGACTCCAGGCCTCAGCACCTCTCAAAAGCTCCACGAGCTGTTCAAAGGCGCAAAGTCAAAGCCGCTTGACGAGTGCTACGACCACGAGCAGGATCACATGATCCCCGCGTTCCTCCATGAGAAGAATGCTGAGTGTGTTCACACAGATAACTACGGCCAGACTCTGACCTTCCGACTCAACGACGACACCTATGTCATGGTCGATTCCGGTACCTTCAATGAGGAGGGCACAGAGTTTGCGGTGTTCCCCTACGACGGGGTCGATGAAGATGGCATGTGGGAGTACTTCATGAGCGGAGACGACGTCCCGCTCGCGTTCTATCAGGGAGGCTTTATCGACGCCGACTTCGAGAAGTCGTTCCTAGCCTCATTCCCAGAGCAGAGTGTAAACTAAAGTTGTTATAATAGAATCATGACAATCATCACAATGGCACAACTTGCCGCAGACATAATGGAAGACCTGGCCAACGACTACCCGGACTTTGACTCCGAGCACATCGAAGAGATGATCCGGAATGTCATCTGCTGCGAAGGCCTTACCAGGGCGCAGCAGAGAGAGCTCAGGGAAGAGATCGCCGAGCTCGGTTTCTAGAAACTAAAGTTAGTATAATGGATCTTACAGTTCACAACGAAAGGACAAACTGATGAACAAGACAGCAACAACCCGAGCGCCGTGGGGCTTCACGACGACACGCGAAGAGGTGCCAGGCTTCGGCATGATCACCTTCTGCGTGGTAGACAACAGAGAGCCAGAGCGTCTGCCCTGGTACAAGAACGCGAGCAAGATCCCCGCGGACATGCTCGCTGAAGCCGAAGCGGTCGCCCGCGAGATGTCGGAAGACGACAAGGACTTCGAGTTCTTGATGCTCAACTGGCGAGGCGCGATGGTCGGCTACAGCTACGCGGTCCGTCTCTACATGCCGTGGTTCATGATGAGCCCGCGACAGGCGATCGCCTGGATGCGGAGCCTTTGCAACCACAAGTGGGGCGAGCGCCGTGAACACACAGCGCACAGCAACTACCACCTCGGGACATACGACACCGGGTACAAGCACAACTGCTTGCGGTGCGGCAAGGAAGAGTACGTGACCACCGCGTTCAACAACTACTCGGGTGACTGACATGAGCGACCCGATCATTGGAGCGACAGTCGTCGAGATCCGTCCCATGACTGCGGACGAGATGAAGGCAGAAGGCTGGATGAAGCGTGAGGTGCCGGCGTGCGTCGTGCTCTCAACAGGTGTGATCCTGTACCCGTCGATGGACACCGAAGGCAATGATGCGGGTGCGCTGTTTGGAATCGACAACGCCGGCTCGACATTCTGTCTCGCTTGAAACTAAAGATAGTATAATGGATACTATGAAGAAGCCGATCAACAAGTGGAGCGATGCAGATCGCAGAGCATTCCAAGCCGGAGTGCGGCTGCGAGCGCAGACGATGCCTAACAAGCGTCGCGAGGCGAGCCGCAAGGCGTGCCGCGGGAACGACTGGGTTGCATGACGCGCCCGCCTCTCTCTACAGACGAGACAGCCCGGATGATGGAGATACTTGGCACGATGCGGGTTCCGCCGTTCCGGTTAGATCCGATCGACAGCGGGTGGCTTCTCCGCAACATCGCGGTCGAGAACTTTGGTCGCCCAGAACTCGCAGAGGTCATTGGACTATTGCGCAGGGTGCCCCGTCTAGGAGGAGTGTCACGATGAACGTGTGGCTAAGTCCTACGAAGGGAGTGCGGAAGAGCGTGAGGCAGACTCTGCACGACCACGGCCTGCGGTATGCGCTGGCCGGTCATCCGCACGACGACATTCTCTACGTGCGGTCGTTGGAAGATGGCTGGTACGGCTGGTTCAACAGAGAGGACGTTGAGGTTTCTTACGACTTCGTGTCGTAGAATAAAGATCGAGATCGCGTCCTGGTGGGGATTGAGTTTCCTTTCCTCTCCCCATCAGGACGCTTCCACGACAGGAGAGAGACAAAATGAATACAGCGACATCGACATCAGTACGCACCGCGGTCATTCCAGTCGCAGGCGTAGGTTCTAGGTTTGCTCCAGTAAGTTATTACGTACCAAAAGAGTTGCTACCGATCTACAACATACCTGCTCTTCAGTACGTCATCAGCGAAGCGCTCAGCGCGGGGATAGAGCGGATTATTCTCGTGTCAAGTGATAGCAAGCCAGCGATCAACACGTTTGCTGAAACTTTGTGGTGCTCGTCGCAGATCGAGGTTGTCTATCAAGAAGAGCCGCTAGGGCTCGGACATGCGGTCCTGTGCGCGCGTCACGCGGTGGCTGGCGAGTCATTTGCGGTCTTGCTGCCAGACGAGATCATGAGTTCGTGGGAGCCTCTTCAGCAAATGATCAAAGAGCACACAAGAACAGGTAACTGCGTTGTCATGCTTCAACAAGTCCCGCAATCAGAAATAAGTAGGTACGGAATCGCGGACATGCACAGCGACTCGATGATCTCCCGGGTCGTCGAAAAGCCGACGCCCGAGAATGCACCAAGCAACCTTGCAATTGTCGGAAGGTACGTCCTGTGCTTTGAGATTATGAACTACCTGATGGACTGCCCTCCAGGAGCCCTAGGAGAGGTCCAGCTGACAGATGCCCTTCAGGTTGCTGCAGATGCGGGCTTCCTGCGTGGACACACCTCTGGAGTCCTCCGGTGGGACACTGGCAATCCGATGGGCATGTTCTTGGCCAACTACGACCACGTGGTCAAAGACCCCAGCCTGCGCAATCGTCTGGTCGAACACCAGTCCTGGGGGCAGTGAAACTAAAGTTGTTATAATGGATGTTACCAGGCCGAAAGGCCCCAACGAAAGGACAAAAGGACATGGACAAAAAGATGGCACTTCTCAAGGCGAGTGACATCGGCCCGATGGGTCGAGGCCAAGCCGGGAAGAAGAAGGTGTACGAGATCCAGGTAACTGGTCGCGTCGTCACCTTCGCGTGGGGAATGGCTGAGAAGATTCAGCGCAAGACCCAAACCATCGTGTGCGGCAGCAATCAGGCGGCACTCGCGATGGCGAGCAACAAGAAGTGGGAGAAGCTCTCGAGCGGGTACACACTCGCCTACGAGGTCTAAACCCTCTCAAGGATCTGGCTCGGGGGGAAACCCCCGGGCCGACTCCTTGTCTTATCAACCAAACAACAGGAGAACAACAATGGAGATCCAACTGGAGTTCACCAACACCGCAGTCGGCGTTGCGTGGGCAATCGCAATGTTCTTGATCGTGGGACTCATCGTGTCACGCAACAAGAGCGGAAAGAAGCCGTGGTGAAGAAGTCAATCATCGCGGCAGCGATCGCACTCGGATCGCTTGCTTCATTCCCGCAGAGCGCGGGTGCGGTGAGTGACCCACTTCCGCCAGCGGAGTGGAGAATGCCGCAGGGCACACGTTACATCGGTTACAACAGGATCAATCAACAGTGCTGGAAGTACTGGAAGATCGTGAAGTGCCGCTGACGTAAGTCGCTACTACTACAGGAAGAGTGTAGTGAGCAACCCCCGTCGATAAGTCGTTCAGAGAGGCGACTCGGCGGGGGTTTGTAGCGCACAAAAAACTCAACATACCCTTCTTACCAAATCGCTAACGCAATACGGCGCCGCCTAAAAAACGGCGCCGCATTACGACTTCTTCAAAACTAAAGTTGTTATAATGGAATACAGGAATACCAAACCACTACAAAAGAAAAGGACAACAAAGCAATGTCAACAACCATCTACAGCCACGGAGGCAGCGACCAGAAGTCAGAAGCGCCGACGATCACCATCTCAGTGTGGTCCGACTACGTCGTCGTCAAGTTCATGCGCTCCGACTTCGAGACCTCATTCTTCGTCAAGCCAGAAGCTGACGAGTCGATGGACGCGCTCGTCGGCCGAGTCACTCGTTCGGTGACTCCGACCATCGAGTTCGTCAGCAACGGGGCGGTAGCGTCTTGAAGCACAAGGTAGTGCTCCGATTCCCTGCGGAGGCCGTGATGACGTTCGTCGTCACGTCCTCCAGCGAGGAAGAGCTCAAGTCACGCGTGAACTCACTCGTGACGTTCGCGGACTCAGAAGGCGCCGACCTCATTCATCGCTTTGACGAGTGCACAGGCGGAGACGCCGAGGTTTCCGTCATTGAAGAGCTCAAGGAAGAAAACTAAAGTTGTTATAATAGACACTAGGGAAACAACGAAAGGACCCAAAGACACATGAAGACAGAAGAGATCAAGAGCACCGTAATGGTGCCAGGCACCTTGTTCGCAAAGGTTGAGTACGGAAGAATAGTGGGCTTCACATTCTCACCTGCAGCAGCCGATGCGGGCTACTTCGGAGATGAGATCACCGTCTACGACGGGGACGACATTGAAGCGGACAAGTTCTTTGACCTGGTGAGCAACATGCTCAGCATCACACAGGACAAGCAGTCAGCAGTCTTTGCCTGCGAGTGGCAGTCTTGAAACTAAAGTTGTTATAATAGAATCATGATCTACCACATCCTCAAGGCACGAAAGGTTTACAGGTTCGCTAGAGGCGCAACCCGCAGAACCCGCAGGCGTTCACGCCGATACCGTCGTCGCCGACCGGTTTGGTAGATCTATCAACCAAACAACCAAGAAAAGGAGGATGAACCCAACATGTCAACATTGATTGACGAGATCAACGCAGGAAAGCACGATGCGGATCTTGAAGAGCTGGAGAAAATTGTAAAGTTTCGACTTCGCTCAGTCCGGTCTTCGCGCTCGCCAGGCGAGTACTTGATCGGCGACAAGATCAAATTCAACGACTTTTGCGGCACTAAGTACATTCAAGGCCACACTGGCGTTGTCGTCGGAAAGAAAAAGACGAAGGTCGTTGTGCAACTTGACAGGCCTGTTGGCCGCTTTGCCATTACTAAGAATGGTAAAGTCGAGTCAGCAAGCATCACCGTACCGGTGAGCATTATCGACAAGGTGTGAAGTAGTGACAACAATTCTTGCGGTTCAAGGCAAAGGCTGGGCTGTTGTCGGGTTTGACTCGCGCATCTCAACTGACGACACGAACAGAGTGTCGACGCTTGGTCGTGGAGTTGAAAAGGTCGCAAAGAACGGAGATTACTTGATCGGCGCCGCGGGCGACGTCAGAGCGATCAACATTCTTTCGTACTCATTCAACCCTCCAAAGCCAGACGACAACATTGGTCTCAAACTTGATCGCTTCATGACTACGCGGTTCATTCCCGCGCTGCGGAAGTGTTTCGAAGATCAAGGCTACGCGGTCAAAAGCGCAGACTCAGAAGAAGGCACGGCGATCCACGGTTCTACAATTCTTGTTGTTGTCAACGGAGTAATCTACGAGATCGACTCTGACTACGCCTGGGCTCGCGACACGTACGGCTTGTACGGTGCGGGCAGCGGAGGAGACTATGCGCTTGGTGCTCTGCACGGACTATTCGGCAAAAAGAGCCAGTTGAATGTTGAAGAAACAAAGATAGAAGTCCGTAAAGCACTCGAAGTAGGCGCAAAACTTGACGCCGCTTCAGGTGCGCCGTTTCACATCTTGTTTCAAGCGGGGCCGGCCGAACGAAAGCGACGAACAGCAAAAAAGAAGAAAGCAGTAAAGAAACACCGCACGCGGAAGAAACTAAAGAAGTTATAATAAATAAGCAGAGCAAAGCAACCCTAGTGACACTTTTGGAAGGACAAAACTATGGTCAAACGAAAAACTTGGTCGGACGACGCGACATACCCAGATCGACCTGAATGGCACGGCCGCGGAGCATGCCGCGGACAAGGCAAATTGTTCTTTGACGACAAGAAAAAGTCAAATGTAGCAAAGGCTAAAGCGCTTTGCGGGATCTGCGTCGTGAAAGACCTGTGCTTGAAGTACGCGATGGAAAACGACGACTTCGGAGTCTGGGGTGGACTTACTCTAAACGAGCGCCGAGTCATGCGAAGAAAAGCGCGGAAGTCCGCAATGAGGCTTGCGAAATGATACTGTCGAAAGCTTATGAAAGAGAAAAAGTCAAAAATAGCCAAAAAGTTCAAGTGCCCGAAGTGTGACAACTTCATAGTCGTTCATGTGCGGCTGTCAGCGCCGCCAACGTGCAGCCGCCACTCGCCGAGCGCAATTGAGATGGTATCCGCAAGCAACTAAAACTAAAGTTGTTATAATGGATACTACCAACACGAAGGGACGCACATGGGACTGCAAGACGCGATAGAAGAGCGAGTGATCTCAACGTACGGCTGGGCGATGCGGATCGGCATCAACCAGGTTGCGGACAAGTCTGGCGTCACGCTACGCAAGATCAAGTCGATGCTGACTGACCCGCTGCGGATGAAGAACTCGGACTACGACAAGGTCCTGAAGGCGTGTCACACGCTGGATCCGGACTTCAAGGCCCGGGACAACTAAAGTTAGTATAATTGAATCAACCAATCAAAGACGAAGGAGACAACGATGGGAATGGACGTAATGGGGAAGAACCCCACTGATGATGCGGGTGAGTACTTCCGCAACAACGTTTGGTGGTGGCACCCGCTTTGGAACTACTGTTGTGAGGTTCTGCCGGAAGTTTGCAATAAGGTCGAAGAAGGCCACAGCAACTCGGGAGATGGACTTGACGCAGATGACTCGATCCTTCTTGCGGACGCACTCGAACAGGCGATCCGCTCAGGGCACACAAAAGAATACGAGACTTCGTACCGCGCGATGCTCGCTTCTTTAGATCGCGAAACCTGTAGCCTGTGCAATGGCACCGGAATACGCGCAGACGAAGTCGGTATACTTTACGGCTATCACGACAAGAAGCTGACGCCAGAGCAGGCTGCTTTGTACGGACGCGACTTCGGTTGGTGCAATGGCTGTGATGGCCACGGATCAACAGACAACTTCGCAACGAACTATCCGTTTGACGTTTCTAATGTCGACGAGTTCATGATCTTCCTGCGGCACTGCGGCGGATTCCAGATCTTCTGATGAGGACGAGCGCCGTTTCACTTGTGTCGAACGTTGGCAATGGGCTCGTTGAGTTCGACTACTCGTTTCCAGTCGAAGAGACTCAACTAAACACCTTGCTCGCCGGGACATCGTTGCTTCACTTTGAACTTGAAAAAGGCCTGAACGTGTGGTATGAACCGTGCGAGTATCGGATCTGCAAGATGTATGAAACGACCGGTCGAGCTGATCTAAAAGAAGTGAATGCGCTTTGTGCTTCAATCATGCTCGGGTTCGGTTGGGACTGGGGCAAGAACAAGTGGATCCCGGTCAACACCGCGGTGTTCGCGGGTGAGCGGAAGACAGGTGGCAAGTGGAGAGTTTCTAGTTTCTACAGACCACACGATCACTACGGACTTTCAGAAGACCACATCGCGAAGATCACGATGATCAACAACCTTCTCATAGCGGAGCAAAAAGAACGCGGAATCAGCATGAAAGACTACAAGGCTTGGGAAGACTGGAATCCGTACGCGTCGTTTCCAGACCTGGGTCGACTGGTCGAGCAGGGGCTCAACCATCGATTACAAAACTAAAGTTGTTATAATGGATACTATCAACCGGGCGCAAGCCCAGAGAGGAATAAAGAAAGTGGCAATCAAGAACAAGCACATCAAAACACTCGAGAGCGTGTTGTCGCGGATCAGCGTCCTCACGTTCGAAATTGAAGAGAGGAAGACAGAGCTGTCAGAGTTGGCAGAGCACCTTGCTCAGTTTCAATTCTCGCTCGACGTGAGCATTCGCGATCTTGCTCGTGAACACGGCATCAAGGCGAAGCCGGTTCTCTAAAGATCAAAGTCGCAATGAGGAGCAATCCTCAACGCGGGAGTGGGTGGTGCGGGTGCAGCCCAGCACAATAGTGAATGCTACGGCAATCACTTAGCACAGCGGCTGGCCGGCCACCCATCTTCCACGACTGAAGTCAAAGATCTTCTCGATGATCACAAAAAATGATCTTCGCGTGGTAGAATAGATCAACAACAACAAAAGGACAGAACTATGGTCATAGAAGAAAACACAACGTACCTGATGCACAGAATCAAACGTCTTGAGCGGCGCGCGCGATGGAACAAAGCTTCGGTTGCGCTATACGTAGTTGGAGCATTCGCTCTCGCGACAGCAAACATCATCGTCACTGGAACAAACGATGGACTATCAACAAACGACGCGGTATCACTTGCGGTTTGGAATGCATTCATCATCGGAATGATCTTGTTCGCTGGCTACGTGCTCAAGTCAATAGTTCTTGATGACACCGTGAAAGAGCTCGAACACCTCTATGAAAAAGTTCGCTGGTCGCCGACGCCGCTTCTCGGTGTGGTGCGGCCGCCGGACGATGAAGAAGTAGAGGAGTTCTTCAGAAACTGGGAAAAGCAAACCAAAAATGATCGCAAGTAGCAACACGCTACTGAACGAAGCACGTGAGATAATGGTGCGATCACGTGACTGGCTGGCGAATCAACCAGCGGATACAGCACCCGTCAACAACAACCAACAGGAGAGTGAACCAAAGATGGACACTGTAGAAACAAAAGCCGAGTTGACGCCGCAAGCAGCGGCTCAGCTCTATTCAGCAGGGAAAACTGTTTACGAGGTCGCCGTCATGAACGGCATCACGTACTCAAAGGCCCGCAAGCTGATCGTCGCGAGCGGCACGCCGATTCGCAACGCATCCGACCGCCTCAAGGGTCGCACCCGCAAGAAGGGCGATGCCTAATAACGTCGTCTGGTCCGCGGTAGCGGCTGCGGTACTGGCGGCAGCGTCAGTCACTACAGCCGTTATCGCGGCCGGTGGATCCACGGCGGCGATCTGCCTTGGTCTGGCTGGTCTGACCCTGGCTGTCCTTACCCCAAGGGGGTAAAACTAAAGTTGGTATAATGGATACTACCAACCTGAAAGGACAGCAATGGAAACCATGAATCTCATCCCGGCGACCCAGAAGCAGGTAGACTACCTGCGGTCTCTGATCGCCAACAAGCAAGTCACCGAGACCGAGCGCGCCGACTGGTTCGACCGCCTCAACCGCGGGTACTTCGACAAAACCGGCGCAAGCAAACTCATCGACGAGTTGGTCAAGCGCCCGTACAAGCCGTACGAGCCGACCGCGAAGCCGAAGGCGAACCCGGTCATCCAAGAGTTGCTCGCGACGATTCCAAAGTCGCGGTACGCTCTCAAGGTCGCGGACTTCACCATCGCAGGGATCGACCACACGTTCACCGGTGACTTGGTGTTCATCCAAGTCAAAGAGTACATGGGCACTCTCTACATGCGGCAGCTGCTCGGATCGTTCGGCGGATTCACTCGCAAGAAGATGACCACCGAGCAGATCAAGTTGGCCGTCGCTCTCGTCAAGGCAGACCCGTACGCCGCGACCAAGCGATTCGGCGAGCACTACTCGTGCTGCGGATGCTGCGGAGCGGAACTCACCGACGAGCGCAGCCGCGAACTTCAACTCGGACCAGAATGCAGAAAAAAGTTCGGGTTCTAAAGATTCTGCTCGCCGCGAGGGGAGGCAACCCCCTAACCCTTGCGGCGGCAGATCATCAAGCAGATCAACCGACTGCCTGTTATAATGTAGTAGGCCCTGAGGAGGTTGCAAATGCCAGAAAATGAAGTCTACAAAGTCGTCGTGACAGACGCCGAAGGCAACGTCATGACCGGCTACATCCGAGCCGAAGGCCTGCACGTCTATGCTCGCGCAATGCGGGAAGAGTACGGCGCAGAAAATGTGAAGGTCGAACCCGTTCAAGAGAAAGATCTTCCAGAAGGAATTGAATTGCCAGCGTAAGTAAGCAACACCACAACCAAACCAAAGACGAAACGACAAAAGGAGAGAAACACAATGTGGGTATTCAGCCAGTACGGATTCATTAGCGTCGTGCGACACGACACACAAAAAGATTGCTATCTTGTCAGATCTCGAGATCTAAAGTCTCTTGAAATGATTCAGACACTTTCTGAGCTTGCCATCGAGCACTCGCCGGACGCGGATTATCCGTACCGCATGATCGTGCCAGAAGAAGTCTTCAAGGACTTCATGCAAGTAGAGATTGAAGAGATCACGTATCCCAACTTCAAGAACAGGGCGTACGCAACACGCGGCAACGACTACGGCCATCTTCTTACTTCCGTGTGGGGGACGATGCACGACTTAGAGGACGATCAAGCGCGACGCAAGAATGTTGTTGTTGAACGACCAGAGCGAGGTCAGTTGACAGGAGGAAGGTAAATGTACTTCATCCGTCAAGCTATCGCGTCAGCCGTGATCGTTGCGGCTTCATGGTCGGCGTCGCTTTTTGCGAGCGACAGCGCTGACGTTGTTGATCCATCGACTACTACAAGTTCGCTCGAGATCAGTCAACGCTTGCCGTCAACTACCGCCGCGGTCAAGGTAGTGTCAACAACAGCAGCAACAACGCTAGTTCCTGAAGGCAACGTCAGCGCGGCAAACATCGAGCAGCGAAAGCGGTGCCCCGAGTGGGAAGACGCTTTTGAATCTGCTGGCTTGCCTGTCGACGTGTTCTCATTCATCGCGTGGCGCGAATCGCGCTGTCAACCGACCGCGTACAACTCAACGCTGAACAAAGATGGATCTAGAGATTACGGATTGCTGCAGATCAATTCCACTTGGAAGAAAGTCACGTCGCGGATCTGCGGTAGACCTTGGGGGCAACTTGACATCTTGTTCGACGCCGGTTGCAACATCGCCGTCGCAAAGTATCTCTACGACAACGGCGGTCTCGGACACTGGTCCTTGTGAGTAAGTCGAAACTAAAGTACGACTGCCAAGTTTGCGGAGATCTGTTCGCAACGATCACCGATCACATGACTCACTTCGTCAAAGAGCACCCCGAGTACAACAGAGCCGCCGGGAGACGACTTCGTAGGAAGGTGACGTGCTGGCGGTGCGTCTCGGAGATTCCGGTGGGCGAGGACGGCCGCTACCGTTGCCAGTGCGGATTCGTGATGCCGAGAAAAGACCCTGAGGGTGGTTGGCTGCTAGAAGACGATTCAAGAAACTAAAGTTGTTATAATGGATCATGTACCTGGTCAAAAGGTCAGGACAGAAGGGACACACAATGGCAATGACAGATGAAGCTCTCTCGCTAGAGAGCATGAACAAGGGCGCGTACCGAGGCTACATGGTCTTCGGCAACGTCGTCGAACTCTGGTTCTCCAGCCCGACTGGAGACGAGAGCGACTCGCTCATCTTCAAGATGACTTGCCTCAGCCCGGCTCAGGCGACGGAGATCGCCCTGATGCACAACCGGGTCTGGGGTCGCATCTAAGACACGGATCAAGCGGACAGGCCCGGGCGCAAGCCCGGGCTTGGCCATGCCCGGATCTTGAAACTAAAGTTGTTATAATGGTATTGTAACCTGGTCAAAGGGGTCAGGTACAGAGGGGAACCAACAATGATTACCACGGTAGATAGGAAGGCGGAGGTCCGGGAAGCAATCTCCCGGCTCGTCGTCTGGATGAATGAAGCGCACGCCGCTCACATGGCCAAGCACTTCAAGACATTGGCACCGGAAACCTACGAGGTCGCCGGCGGTCGCAAGTACATCCGCATCGCATCGGTCAGCCAGTACGGTGGCCGCTCGGTTCACTGCTTCGTTGACGCCGCGACAGGCGACGTCTACAAGGCCGGCGGGTGGAAGGCACCAGCGCTCAACGGCGCTCGCTACAACATCCTTGACGCGGGCTCGCTCGAGACGCTCAAGGCGAAGTGGGATCCATACACGTCCTACCTCTACAAGCGCTAAGCGGATCGGCCGGCCAGCCCACTCGGGCTGGCCGGCTGGCCACCGGCGAAATGAAAGTTTGAATCAGCGACGAAAGGAAGATTGATGCTGAGGAAGTTGATCAGAGAGTTGCGGGAAGAGCGAGAGTACATTCGTGCGCTTCCGAAGTTGACGCGAAACGAGTTCAACTCGTGGCCGGATCCACGCGGAGAAGTTCGCGGATCGAAGAGCGAGAAGCCGAAGCCGAAGCAGAAAGCGGTGATGGGAGATGTAGCGCCGAGGAAAGGACCGTACTTCGTGATCGTGCGTCACAGCGATCAAAAAGTTTGGTGTGGTCCGTGGAAGTACGACGGAGAACGCTTCTCAAGTGTGCCAAAGAACTGGTGCTTGTACCGCGAACGCGATGCGGCGCAAAGCGCGATTGATTGGAGCACGTGGGACTTTCGCGTCGACATCGAAGAGTTCGAGTCGCTCTGAAACTAAAGTTGTTATAATGGATCATACAACCTACTGAAAGGACCAGTAATGACCGCATACGACATCTCCCGAATCGCCACCCAAGGCCAACTCGCGTACCTGGCTGACCTTGTGCGCACCCGCCAGTTCACCGCTGAACCCGGCACCTGGCTCGCGGAGTTCTTGGCCGGCCGCTGCCCCAGCAACTTCCTCCAGTGCTCCGCGGCGATTGACCGCCTGCGCAAGGCGCCACGCAAGGCGCCGCGCCGCTAACGCGGGCCCGCCGGGCTGGGGCCCTGATTCCCTGGCCCGGTATAGGTCCGTCTCTGAAACTAAAGTTGTTATAATGGACTCTAGGCATACCAAACCGGGGGAAACCCCACGACGAAGGGACAAATCAAATGAACAAGAAATGGGCACTCTTGAAGGGATCGGACTTCGGTCCGATGAATCGCGGACAGAGCGGCAAGAAGAAGGTGTACGAAGTCACCGTCACCGGAAACACGCTGATCTGCTCGTGGGGAATGGCTGAGAAAGTTCAGCGTCAAACCAGCACACAGACATTCAGCACGTCACAGCGCGCACTCGCCGCGGCGTACGAGAAGGTCAACTCGAAGATCGACCGCGGCTACCAAGTCGCTTACTCGGTCTGAAGAATCCGAATCAGGGCGCTCCCGGGAAACCGGGAGCCCACCCTCAGAGTTCATCGCCGAGGTGATGGATTGTGAGGGCGGAGAACCCGAGCAAAGGAGAAACAAAATGAAGAAGATGATGATCGCGATTGCGGCAGTAGCCGCAGGCATCGCGCTCGCATTGTGGATGGATTCCGGCCGAATGCACTGCGACAACACTTCCGTCATCGTTGCGGAAGGCGACACGCTGTGGAGCATTGCGGAAAAGCATTGCACAGGTCAAGTTCAGAAAGCCGTCGACAACTTGTTCGCGACTTACGGCGCCGACATTCGTCCGCTTCAGGAGATTGATCTCCCGCAAGATTGAGATACAATTGTCATCATGGCAAAAAGCCTGATGGAGAAACTCGCTCAAATGAGCGATGAAGAGAAGCAGGCTGTACTTGCGGGTGTTGACATGGATCAACTCGTGTGGGACTGGAAAGCCTGGGCCCGACCCGAGCAGCAACCACCGCCGGGAGATGACTGGTCAATCTGGCTGTATCTCGCCGGTCGCGGTGCGGGTAAGACACGAAGCGCCGCCGAGTGGATCCGCGAGAAAGCCAAAGACACATCAAAAGGAAAGTTGCGTTTCGCGTTGGTCGCAAGAACTGCGGCTGACGTTCGCGACGTCATTGTTGAAGGAGAATCGGGGATCATCAACGTGTCGCCGCCGAGCGAGCGTCCGCTCTATGAACCATCAAAGCGACGACTCACTTGGCCGAACGGCAACACCGCGACATGCTTCACCGCCGACGAACCGGACGGACTTCGTGGTCCGCAATTCCACTACGCGTGGGCGGACGAAATCGCCGCGTGGCGACAGACACCTGACGCCGCTGGAATGACATCATGGGACAACCTCAGAGTTGGCTGCCGACTCGGGGCATCGCCTCAAATTCTTGCGACAACCACACCGAAACGAGTTCCAGTTCTTTACGGTCTCATCGCGGAGTCTGATCGCACCGGTCGCGTCATCATCAGCCGCGGGTCGACAATGGACAACGCGGGCAATCTTTCAAGCACCTATCTCGAAGCGATTACTGGAGTGTATGAAGGTACTCGCTTGGCCGCTCAAGAACTTTACGGAGAAATGTTGTCTGATGTTGAAGGAGCGTTGTGGGTTCTTGATCTCATCGAGAGATCTCGGCAAAACACAATCCCTCACGCCGCGCCTCTTCGCATCATCGGGGTCGACCCGTCCGTCGCCGAGAATCCGAGAGACGAATGCGGTATCGTCGTCTGCGCGTCGACCGGCGAACGCGACCTGTACAAGCGTCACGCTTGGGTTCTTGAGGACGCATCAATTCTTGGGTCGCCCGACATGTGGGCCAATGCGGTTGTCGCGATGGCGAGAAAGTGGGGATGTCCTGTTGTCGCTGAAGTGAACCAAGGCGGAGCGCTGGTGCGAAACGCGATTCAAACGATTGATCCTACGGTGAAAGTTCTAGAAGTTCACTCGAAGTACGGCAAAGCTCTTCGCGCTGAACCGATCACCCTCGCATACGAACAAAACAGGATTCATCATTTGAACTACCTGTCTGATCTTGAGTCTCAAATGTGTTCATGGGTTCCAGGAGAGGGCAGGTCCCCGGACAGAGTTGACGCACTCGTTCACGCGCTGACCGCTCTTTTGATCAAGCCGCCTGAAGGATTCCTTGGAGGACGGATCACCGCTAAGTCATTTGCGGGTCGCCGCCTGCCGTCATTCCGCGGGGGACAGAACAAAGGTTCACGCGTGTTTGGCCCGCGCTGATACAGTTGAATAGGTGACAGAACGGAGTGAACATGTCTGACGAAACAAAAGATCTGCCTGAAGAAAAAGTGGGCATACCTGCTGAAAAGATTGCCGACCCTGTTGAGAAGGTTGATCAACCTGCGGTGAGTGTAGCCACACCTGATGAGAAGGTTGATCCGCCTAATGAGAAGGTTGATCCGCCTGTTGTGAAAGCGAAGTCGCGCCCGGTACGCAGAGCGGAACACGCGGTGTCAGGTGCTCTCAAAGATAATGTCATCCTCTCAAAGTGCGTGTTCAAGAACCAATGGCAACGAAAGTCACTTACGGTTCATCACGTCCAGCGTCGCCTCGGCGAACTTGGATTCACATCTGGGTTGGATGACAGGGACGGTTGGTATGGAGAACTTACTCAGAGCGCTGTCGCATCATTCCAGAAAAAGATGGGAATTGTTGGCGACGGAATGATGGATGCGGCCACCTTCAAAGCGCTGTTTGACGGGGATGAGAACGTAATAGTCAACGTGTAGTCAACCAGTACTACGCGGTGCTACTTTCGCTTCGATAGCGCACGCCTGTACTATGCGGTACTACTTTCGCTCAAATAGTGCTATTCTCCTCCAATAGTGCTATTCTCCTCCAATAGCGCACCCATTGTGCTACTTTCACTCTCGGAGTGCACGCTAGATCTATGCGGTACTACTCTGGGCTCTACACCGCTACGCACCACTACGCACCGCTACGCACCACTGCGCCTGCACTACTCGCACGCTCGTAGCGCACGCTAGATCCATGCGGTACTACTGGCGCGCGCGTAGTACACGCTAGATCCTATGCGGCACTACTCGCACGCGCGTAGCACTACTTTCGTCAGGTAGTGCACGCCAGATGCTATGCGGTACTCACTCTGCGGCTTCGTCACTACGCGCCACTACCCACGGCCACACGCAACCACGCAACACTACGCAACACTACGCACCACTACACGTCACTACGCAACACTACGCACCACTACCCATCGCTACACGCCACTACGCATCGCTACACGCCACTACACGCCACTACGCACCACTACACAACGCCACGCACCACTACACGCCACTACACGCCACTACACACGACTATTCTCCACTACACGCCACTATTCTCCACTACACATCACTACACGCCACTACGCACGACTACTCACGACTATTCTCCACTACACACCACTTCTGATCTCCACGCACGCTCGACGCACGCACGCACACTCACACGCACACTCACTCACACATCACATACAACTCAACACACACACTCACTCACACGCTCAACACACACTCACTCACTCACACTCACTCACGCACGCAACGCACGCTCACTCACACGCTCACTCACACATCACACACTCACTCTCACTCGAAAAAACTTTCAAAACGCGTGAGAAAAAAAGTTCAAAAAAAGTTTGGAAACACTCCGAGTGCGGCCGCAGATATACGACCTCGTTCTTGCAGGTCAAGTTCAGTTATCATAATGTACTATTCTTTGTCTCTGTACAATACCGTTTTGGCCTCCCGAACAATACCGTTCCGGCGTTTCCGCAGATCGCGCGTAGAGCTCCAACGCTAAGGTACAAATGTACTCAAATGTTCAGGCGTCCCTATGAGTGCATGATACTATGAAGACACATGCAAAGAGACAGGCGCCCAGCAAGGAGAGCAAGGCTTCCAAGAAGTGAGGTTCTTTTGTTGCGTAGCCTGTCGCGTGCCGATGTTCGCGCCCGCGCCCGAGATCTGTACCGTGTGGGCTGGTCGCTATCGAGCATCGCCGAGGCGTTTGATCCGCCCAAGGCCCGCACCTCTGTCCGCTCTTGGCTCACCACATCTCACCCCTCTCTTGAACATCCTCTTCCGTCTCCCGCCTCTTCCGCTTCCGATTCTTCGTCTTCATCTTCAACAATAGATACGGCTGAAAGTTTGACCTCGACCTCGCAGCCTCCAGCTCCCGCCCGCGTTCCGCGCGACTACCGACAGGTCGACTCGGCGGCGTCCGTCATCTCATCGAGCGAAAGATCTCGCGTCGCCGAGCTCGCGCCGCTGGCCCGCCGCTACCGCGCAGGAACTCCGCGGCTTGGCCCGCTCGGCGTCGCGAACGACGAGCTCACCGCGCTTGCTCGAGAGCTCTACGACCGAGGAGCTCCTGTAAGAGAGCTCGCCGAGGCGGCAGGAGTGACGTACCGCGCGATGGCCCGGAGACTTGGCCGATGAGCGCGAGCACTCCGAGGCAGGCTCGAGTTCTTCTTGACATGTTTCCCGCGGTTGTGACGGTCACGGCGGAAGGCGCCGAGCCGCGAACCATCTCAAGAACTAGGGTCGTTGTCACCGAGGACGCCGTCTTCGTCGCCGCAGACGCGCCCGCCGGCCCGATGCTGATCTTTCGAGAGAGGCACGCGACGGTCACGGTCGGAGCAAGAAAAGAAAAAGATCCTTCAAGTGTCACGACGGCGTCTGGTAAAGTTCTTGCCATCTCGAAGGACGACAACTGCGGCTGCGGTTCTCGGCTGCGGTCTTGGAGTCCCTACAACACCGTCTATTCGAGCAACGACCCGGTGGAGTAGATGACAGCATCAGACCTTCTTATCTTCGTGATGATCAGCTTGGCCACGGCTCGGCTGACCCGCTTGATCACAACCGACCAGATCCTGTCGCCCCTCCGCGACAGGGTCTGGAAGAAACATCCGCCGGAGTCGTCGAAGATCGGCTACTTGCTTACCTGCGACTGGTGCACCAGCATATGGGTGTCATCAGCACTTGTTCTTATGAGTATTATTAGTACAACACTTGTTGTCGCTGTCGCGTCGATTCTTGCCGCGTCATTGATCGCAAGTGTCATAACCGCACGACTTTGATCTTTTGCAAAGATTGCAGATGATCATAAGACCGTTCCGTTATAACCAGACAGACAACGACTAAGGAGCACATGTGGGTGTCTTTCGCCGCGAAGAGTCAATCAAGCCGCGGTCAAACGCTCTAGAGCTGACCTCGTACGGCCAGCAAGCCAGATCAGCTGCATTCAACACGCCTCGTCCGCTGACCGCCGCGGCAACGCAGCTCAGGATCGGAGACCGCGGAGAAGCAGATCGCTTCAAAAGCCGCCGCACTGCTGGCTCAAGCGCTTGGCAGTCAGAAGCCTGGGAATACTACGACGCCATCGGCGAGATCAAGTATGCTTTCAATCTAGTCGCGTCTGTCGTCTCACGAATTCGTCTTTACGCCGCTGTTGTTCACAACCCGGCCGAGTCTCCAATTCCAGTAAGATCGTCTGACAGAGTTGACCAGCGTCTTGGCGCCGCCGCAGAACGCGCTCTTGCGCGGCTTGACTCGGCGTACGGCGGTCAAGCGGGACTTCTCAAGGACGCTGCACTGAACTTGGCAGTCTCTGGCGAATGCTATCTCGTCCAGATGCCAGCGCGAATTGGACACAACATCCCAGAGTCGTGGGACATTCGCTCAGTTGACGAGCTCATGATGGACAGCAAGGGCAACTACACTGTCGCGTCACGTCGCGAGCTTGCTACAGCTGGAAATGCTAGTCGTTCTGGTGGCTCAAACAACGGACTGGTAAAGCTCGGCGGATCGGCGTTTGTCGGTCGCATCTGGAGATCGCATCCTCGCTACAGCGACGAAGCAGACTCGTCGTTGCGCGGTCTGCTTGACATGTGCGCCGAGTTGTTACTTCTCAATCGCACGTTCCGTGCGACGGCGCGTTCTCGTTTGAACGCTGGTGCTCTCTATCTACCAGACGGTTTGAGCGTAGCAGCTAATCCAGACCCGGACTATCCATTCGACTCAACGGACATGGACCCTGCTCAGACTCCAGAGGAGTCGGCAGACGAATTCGAAGATCAGCTTATAGACGCGATGACAACGCCGATCAAGGACGAAGACAGCGCGTCTGCTGTCGTGCCTTTGATTATTCGCGGTCCTGCTGAGCTCGGCGACAAGATCAAGCAGTTCAAGTTCGAGCGGTCGTTTGACCCGGCGCTCGCGCAACGCGCCGACCGCGTGCTCGAGCGAATCTTGCAAGGCCTTGATGTCCCGAAGGACGTCGTCACCGGCCTCGCGAACGTCAAGTACTCAAACGCGCTTCAAATCGACGAGTCGCTATACAAGGCGCACATCGAGCCGTTGATGCTGCTCATCGCCGACGCGTTGACCGTCGTGTATTTCCGTCCGTACTTGATCGCTAACGGCTTTGACGAAACAGATGTTCATAACCTCTGCATTTGGTACGACCCGAGCCAGGTAGCCACACGCAACGACCGCGCGCAAGATGCAGACGCAGGCTACGATCGCATGGCTATTTCCGCTAGCACATGGCGCAGAACGCACGGTTTTAGCGACTCAGACGCACCGAATTCTACAGAGATGGCGCTGCGCATGTTGTTTGAAAAGGGTGCGATCACGCCAGAACTCACAGAAGCTTTGCTTGGCGCAGTTGCGCCTGACGTGATGCAGGCGATGCGCGCAGCCTCTCAAGCTGCCAATCCAGCGCCGATTCCAACAGAAGTTCAACAAATTCTTGAAGGCGGCGACTCGCCTGCTGCAGAAGCTGCTCCTACTCCGACACCGTTGGCAGAAGACCAGACGCCGCCGTCTCCACCAAGCTTACTTGAAGACACTAAGAGTAGTTGATCGATGCCGACACTCGAACTTTCAATACCTAACGCGAATTGGCGCGCTGTAAAGGCGCGTGCGCAGCGTCGCGATCGCAGAGGGCGCTTCGCCGAGATGGGAGGCTTGTTTTCGTTTGACTTCAACCTACCTGACGGACGCACGAAAAAAGTTACAGGAACAGTCGTTAGGTTTTCTGGAACTCAAGACGTCGATGTCGAGATAAAGGGCGACCCAGACATTCCGGACGGGATATACACGACCCCGTCAAAGAGCGGCGAAAACGTCAAGGCGGTCATCGACCTCGACAAGCCGCCAGCACCAGAGCCAGCGCCAAAGGCAAGTGACGACGACAACTGGTGGGAACTTCCATCAGACAAGTCGTCGAAAGAAAAAGCGCCAGATGCTGAGCCAGAGACGCCTGCCGCAGAAAAGTCCGGGTACGACCGCGAAGGAGCGATGAAACCACTCGAACAGTATGGTGCGACAAGCGACATCGGCCTGGATGACGAGCTCATCGGCGCTGTTCTTGAGAAGGTTGACCTCAATGATCCTGCGCTAAGCCTGACAAGAATCGCTGATGACGGCACAGTTGTAGCCACCAGCTACGACAAGTTTGACCAAAAAGCA